GCATCGTGTCCTGAGTGATCTGGACGATGATAGCGCCGCTCTCGTTATTGTTGCTGGTGCCGGCGCCTGAGACCGAGATCTTCATGCCAGTGGTGAAGCCCTGGGTCAGGAAGTTGCCGGCGCTGTCCTGGATCCGGTCATTATGCTCAAGCCCGGTCGCAGACGGGTCACCCTCATGGAAGCTCAGCGTCGTCGCTGTGTAGCTTGGCGCCAGCTCTGCCCGGCCGTCAGCTGTCTCCTGAACGGCAGCGGTGACAGACGTGGCCGAGCTGAAGCTGGCAACCTGGGCAAAGCCGTGGTGCAGCTTGACCAGGCGGCCGACATCTGTGCTGGCAAACGTGCTGGCGCTTGCAGTGATGGTAACAGTGCCGGTCCTGCCATTGGCGGTCAGCGTTGTGCTGGTCAGGTTGGCGTCCTGGAATGGACCGCGTTGAAAGTCCACAGCCGTAATCGTCCAGGCTGTGTGGCTGGTGCGGGTGATCTTCCTGGGCGCATGGTTGGGGTGGACGATATACATCACGTCCGCAGATTGTGTGAACTTGATGTCGGCGAGCTCGGTGTGGAGGTAGGGCGTCGTCACCTCAACCGGGCTGCCACTCGATACAACCGTGCCGCCATCCTTGTGGATTCTGAAATGTTGGTCGCCGAACTCCAGGATATAGGCTTGCTCGACATTGAACTCGAAAGGGATCAGCCGGACGTTGTGCGCGCTATTCTTCACCTCGCGGACAAAGATCGTGCCAGGCCGCCGGCTTGCGCCGCCATGCGGGTGGACGACAAAATTCTCGAGCGTCTTGCAGCCGTTGAAATATTTCTGGATGTCTGTGCGCCCGTCCAGGCGGGGGCTCAGCTCACCGGCTGTGAAGTTGCTAAAGCTAGGGGATGCCTTGGCCATCAGAGCCTCGAATTGATGAAGGTATCAGCCGAGAAGTTTTGCGAGATGCTGGTGTCCGAGGTGTTGATCTGGTTGTCCTCGGTCGCATCCACGAAGCGAGCCTCCTTGAGTTTCTCCTGGTAGAAGACATTCATATTCGCGCCCAGGGTGGCGCTGCCGACCAGGGGATAGGCCAGGTCAGCTGCCAGGGCGGCTGCTATGGTCTCGATCAGCAGCGTGTCATAAGCATTGGGATCTGTGATCCGGCCGACATACTTGAGCTTTATCGTGCTCTCGTCTGTCAGGATCTTGCGGCCCTCGACGCGAAAGATGATGTCAGGATCATCGAGGCTGAGGACTCGCAGACAGAATGGATCTGTCGGCAATGAAAACTGTTTTGCGAACTCGAAAGCCGGAGTGGCTGTGTCTGCCGCCAGGGTGGTGCGCTGGATCAGGCTGTTCCAGGGGTGAGCTCGAAACACATAGTCGCGGATAAAGTCATAACGCTGATTGCAGATCCGCGCAGCCTTGCTGTCTTCAGTCAGGCTGATGATGTTCGACGCACCGATCTGGTTCAGCGCTGAGTTACAGATATCGACGACTGATGCCATTCCAAGCCCCTATGAAAGAAGGGGGCAGCCTGAGCTGCCCCCTCGTCGTTAGCTGATGACGTAGAGCATCGTCACGGCGATTGAGCCGGTGCCAGCGGCGCCGCCCATTGTCACAGTGACGGTCTTCCCGTCTTCATTCGCATCGACCTCCTCGCCATTCAGCAGCGCGAGCGTGGCAGCAATGTCCACGATCTGTGCTGATGTTGAGGCTGCTGCTGCCTTATAGGCTGCGGCAGATGCAGACACAGCCGTGCCGGCTGCATTTGTGTGAGCCGCAAAACCCACAGACAAGGTAGTCGATGAACCCAACGCATCGTGAGCCAGCTGGCCCTGGAGGATGCGAGCGCCATCAGGCAGGGTGAACATTTCGATCACGTCTCCCGAAGCCAGGCTCGAAGCCTCATAGGTGCCGTGAGCAACGCGGACTTCACCGCCCAGCTCGTTGGCTTTCACGAAATCAGAAGGGTCGTCCTGAGTCAGCGTGGTTTGCTGAGTGCTATATACAGTAGCCATTTCTCATGCCCTCCCTATGCGCTCTCGTCACAGTCGATTTGCACGACCTTAGCTTCTTCCATCCGGGTCGCACCAAACGTGGCGCAGTAGTAAACCTGGGTGGAGTAGCTCTTGTCGGAGCGCTCATCGATGCGTGACATGACATCCTTACCGACAGCCAGCTTGATGCCGTCCTCGGCCCATGCAAAGCATGTGCGGATGTTGCCTGATTTACCGAGCCGGGTGCTCATGTGGAACTGGAATCCCATGAACGTGTTGACCTCACCCTGGACCAGAGCCTTGACCGTATTGAAGTCAGAGCTCGTGACCGAAGTGGTGTTCAACAGCGCCTCGATTTGATCCGGGCCCACAGCGATATGCCGAGGGATCGAAGGATCCACCGAACCATTGTCGAGGATCTTCTTTGCCTGGATCAGTTTTGCCACGGTCAGGTCAGCCGAGCCGTTGGCAATCTGGTTAGCGGCCAGCATCGAGGTGCTGGTCGAACCGGACTTGCCTGTCTTGGATGAACCTGTGGCGGCGGTGATGATAGCATCGTCCATCGCCCGGCCCATCGCAGCAGCTGCTGCCTGAGCATAGGTTGATGTTGGATCGATGAGCATCTTGACCTTATCGACATCATCGATCAGATCAGCCCACTCATAAGAATCCATAGTTACCATCCGGCGGCTATGCGGGGTCTCGACCACGGGTGTATCCCCGTGGCGCGAGGTGCGCTTCACAGCAGCTGCGGCTCCGACCTGGTCGAAGAACGCCTTCTCGCCCGTGACGCTCTCCTCAGATACGCCGCCCCGAAGAATGGAGCCACGCTGCTGAGACAGAAGCTGGACGTTGGTCGAAAACTGCTGGGAAAACGCGGTGGTGATTTGAGCACTCATGTTGCTCTCCTTTCACACTAGCGTTTTGATTGCTCGCTACCCGGCGACCGCCGGACGAAAGGTTCGTACAGTTTACGGCTGCGTCCGCCAGGGGCCTGGGGCTTGTCCTGGTTTTTGTGTCTGTGTTTGCAGGGGCCGGAGCTTGTCCTGCGTTACAGACTAGGAAAGGATGGCAGAGATCTTCTCTTCGATCTCGTAAGCCCTCCTTACCTGGAAGTCGTGCTCTGGATGCCTGTTGTCCCAGTACGGGGTGCCAGGTGCGCGCAGCTGAGCCAGCTCTTCACGCATTTCGTCAGGCGTCTGACCGCCTGTCATCTTCACCCCTTCGAGCGTGTCCTCCGACACTTTCTCATGGATGAAAGATCCGATGTTTGCCAGGAACCGGATGAAGGACGGGTGATCGCCCAGCATCGTGCCGTCCGGCATGGGTGTCTCTGCGAAGTCGAGCTCACCGAAAGTCTCGAGCGCTGCGTTGGCCAGGCCCAGCTGATCCTCGTAGGCCTCGCCCCACTCGCGCTTGAGCTCGAGCTCGGTGTCTGCCTGGATCTGCTCGGTGTGCGCGCTGTCTTGTCCGACCAGCTCGCCGAGCCGGGCACCATAGGCGTCCATAATATTCTGCGCCTGGGTGTTGTTGAGCCCGGCCTCATGGGCCACGTCCATAAACCACTTCACCACCCCGTCGTCCGGCTGTACGCCCTCTGGAGGGGTGTAGTTGATCTGATAGCCGCTAGGGTCCTCTGGACGCCCGAGCTTGCTATAGACAGCGTTCCAGTCGTCAGCAGTGGACGATTTACCTGGGAGCGCGATCTTGTCAGCGCCGATCATGGATTGTGCATGGACAAAGCCCTTCGCCAGGCTGCCCACGTCTGCAATCGTTGAAAGAGATTTGTGATCCCGGATTTCCTCGGGGATCATTGAGCGCCAGTTGTCGCTGGTGCCAGACGGGGCTACCTCCTCGGTGGAGACCTCCGCTACCTGTTCGTCACTCATTCTGTGCCATTTCCTCTAGCTGTTTTTGATTACGCAGCATCGACTTGATGAAGAGAACCACCGTGCGCTGCCCCTCACGGTAGGCTGTCTCGTTGGGATCTACAGAGAAGGTTGAAGAATGTTCACAAAACCTCACGCCCAAATCCTCGAGGATCCGCTCCCCTTGAACTGACGTGAAGACCTCCTTGTAGAGCTCCCTGGTATCCTCCGGCGTCATTGCTTGGTGGCCTCAATAAACGGCGCCGCTGCCCCAGCTGCCTGGGCTTGCTCGGTCAGCTGCTGCTGCTGTGCCTGGGCTTGCTGTGCCTGGGCGCGCTGCTGGCGTTCCTGGGTGACTTGCTGGTCGCCCTTGATGGCTGTTGCCGGGATGCCGAGCACCTTGATGATATGCTTCGAGACGCCGTCTGTATCGATGTAATCCATGATGGACGGGTCGATCTGGGTGAGCGGCATCATCAGCTCGAGCAGCCTGGTCAGGGCCTGGATGTCGCCCTGGCGCTGTGCTTTGGCCAGTGGGCTCACATATTCGATCTCGATGTTTCTGTCGCGCATGAACTCCGGTGCCGGCGCAAAGGCCTTGTTTCTGGCCAGGATGTTGTAGGTTCTGCTGATAAGCGGCTGCAGCAGCTCGGCTTGCATCCTGCCCATGACCGGGCCGAGCAATCTCATCTTCTCCTCTGTCCTTTGGACCACCTCGGTGGCCGTCATCTGCGGTCCCTGGCCGAGGATCAGCTGATCGACATAGAAGGCTGCCCTGATTGCCTGGCGGCGCTGCTCCTCCATGTTGAGGCCCAGCGGGTTGTTGGCCCCGATGTTGAGCGGCTCGATGCGGTCGCGTGTCCCGCTGCGATAGAAGTTGAGGCCACCTGGCACGGTCCTGACCGGCAGGATGAAGCCGTCGTCCGGCACCAGGAGCGGCGGATCTACCTGTTTCTGTGCAGCGCGGATCGTCACCTCGGACATTTTGTTGAGCATCTTGATGTCAGCCAGGGCTGTCATCGACGGAGATCTTCCATACCCTATCTCGAAAGAGCTCTTGAGGAACCTCGGCGCCATGTAGGGGAACTCATCAAAGCCCCCTTCGCTGATGATGATCTTCTCCTCGGGATCCAGGTAGACTGACGCGATGGGCTTGTTCTGGCTGTTGACCTTGGTCACGTCCCGCTCGTCGCGCTTATAGACGGCGTGGATCAGCGTCATCATCTGGTAAGGATCTGTGTCGGCTTTCTTCAGCATCTTCGGGCTGACGTTCTCAGCGCCAAAGCGCGCCATCACGGCCCTAGCCGGCATTTTGAACTTGCGATAGACGGTATCGACGCGGCCGTTCTGGTCCTCTGACAGATAGCACTCAGAGATGTGCCTGGTCGAAAAGCGCAGACTGAAATCCTCGTCCGCCTCAACGAACATGACAGCCGTGCCAAATGTGATCAGATCGTGATACAGCTCGTGGATCTGCTCCTGGAAGTTGGAGCGATTAAAGCTGTTATACATCACGTCTTCGACAGACTGCAGCCATTCTCTGGCTTCGTCATCGCCATCGAGCTCGCGGTCGCCAAAGCTCAGCGAGAACCAGCTGGTCGAGGCATTGGTCAGCATCCCGTGAAGGGACGCGCTCAGCAACTCGGCCGCATGGATGGCGGTGCCATCGAAGATCAGCTCGGAGCGCTTGTCGCCAGGAGATCTGACCTTTGTCACGTCTGCCTTGCGCGGCACAACGTAGTCAGCGATCTCTTGCCAATGGCTTTCCCAGGTTTGACGCTGGTTCTCCAGGCTGCCAAAGCGTTTCAGCAGCATAGCTGCGTTGTCATCGACGGCCATATTAGCTCCCTAGAAGCTGTTTCTTTTCTGTCGGCGCAGCGCCCAGGACGCCGCGTGAGCTCGTCAGGATGCTCCTGGTGCGTCTGCCTCGCCTGTATGGACTAGCCCTGCCGGCAGCCGCTGCTGCTGTCTGTGAAGGGCTCCTGACAACAGATGCCGGGGTGACAGGGTCCGCCGCCGGCGCTGCCTGGTCGGAGGAGCCTGGCGCGCCACCACCGGGAGATGAAGTCGGTGGGCTTGCCGGCGGCGGAGCTGCTGGGGGCGCAACGGGCGGAGCTGCAGGAGCTGCAGCCCTTGGCT